CTTCTAACTCTGCATATTGTAACCCACCTTGATAGTCTGGAGTACTATAATAATACATCCCAGCTTCGTAAGGCTTAACATATAAAATCTCAATTGGTTGTGGTGTGTTTGATATACCAAAGGCTGGTATTCTTAAAGGCTTCTCAGATGGCTTTATATTAACCCAATCTGGATGGTAGTAATATGCTTGTACTTTTTTATCTTCTGCTCCACATTTCTCTGCTCTTAAAGTCTCAATTGGCAAGTGTTCTACTTTAGCAATAGACTTTCTGTCTTTTGAGTATATTACTTGTATTGCACATTGTCCAGATAGTTTTAAATCGTATGCAAAACGTCTTACATCATCTTTTTTAAATAAAGATAACATTCTTGCATATTGCTCTGGTCTTTTTGAACTATCTGTTGCATCTAACCCTCTACCATATATCATTTGAGAGATACCAGTAATACAAGCACTTGATGTTGCACTTCCGTTTGCTCTATTTATTAAGAACTGAAAATAATTGTTGTCAGCACCAAATTCAACCCATTCTTTGTTCTTTGTTTCTACAATCTGTGGAGAGGTGTAAGTAGATAGATTAACAAAGCTAACTTTTGAGTTAGATGTTTTTGATGGTGTTGTTTTTCTGTATTTATTTATACGTTTACTCATAGTATTATAAAATCGTTATTCCCACTCTTTTCTTTGTACACATCTTTGTTTATTGTATAGTGTTCGTTGTTAGATTGGTTTGTTGATTGTGCAGTACAAAATATTTTATCTCTGTAAATAATATCTGCTTCTGTTATTGAGCCTTGACCATTATAAACTTTTAAATCATAAAACCTACCTTCAATTAATGTATAGACATTTGATAACTCAACATAATTTTTATTGATTATAGCAGTTGGTAAAAAATTGTCACTTCATTGTTTGTACTATCATCCCTTAACTTTATCGTAACACTTGTTGAATATACTCTTGGTATAATCTTTATTGTTTGTGCATCAGATGTAGGTAACAAATGTTTCATATATATATAATACTAAAAGTTTGTATTTTTATTTATTTAAAAGAAAAAATAAATTTTAACAAAACTTTAACATTTTATATTGTTGTAAAACTTGTATGTTGTTATATATTTACACCATAATCAAAAACAAATATTATGACAGACTTACAAAAAAATACAGTAAACAGAATAACTAAACAAGTAGAAAAACTAAACGGAAAGCAAAAAGTATCTGTTTCAAACATAAGAAAAGGACATATAAACTTATGTATATTTAATGTAAGAGATTTAACTGATGTTGTAACTACTACCACTTTTGTAGATATGGATATAAACACTAAGGGTAAGTCAGTAAAAGGTTTTGCTAATCCTTACGAGGCAAAAGTTGAAAAAGTGTTCCCATATATGAATTAACATCTAAACAACTAACTTAACAGAGCAAGAAAAAAATAATTGCTAAACAAAAAAAAGGGTAATCAATTAAGACTACCCTTTCCAAATGAAAAAAATTAAAAAAACCTATGCGTTAGGGTCTATTTGCGTTGCACTTGTATCAGCAGTTATAACAGCTGGTGTTACAAAAAATGCTGGGTCAGTTTCTTGACCTTCTAACGTTAAAGTGAATCCACTTAAATCTCCCATAGCAGCACCAGATACAATTGTACCTCCAGTTACCTCTGCTCCGTGTTCTAAACCAACCATAAAGAAATTACCATTATAATCTTCTATTGCAACGTGTGGACGTGCAGTAGCTAATAATTTTATCTCCTCTTGTGTTGCTTTATCTAAAACTGGTAAAGTTAAATTTAAAGTTTGTGTGTAAAATGTAGTTCCGTTTTCTCTTGAACTATTAATTGTGGTTTCTAGTGAAGAATTACCTTTGATATCAAATTTAAAGAAGTCTGGTGTTCCAGCTAATGCAGTAATTTCTCCAGATGCTATTGTCGTTGCTCCCAACGTACCATAATCTGCGAAATAAACTGCTTTTAAGCCACCAACACTACTTTTACAAGGTAAAGCTCTACCAGATGTAAGTAAACAAGCCATTGTGTTTTATGTTTTAAAGTTATTAAAAAAGGGTAAGCAGATTAACCACCTACCCTCGTTATTATTATTGTTATTAGATTATAGTCCTAATCCGTAAGATACGATATCTTCAACTACTGCATATTGTACTCCAGCAGTATATCTCATAATGAAACGTACATTTTGTGAGCCATCTAAGTCAGCCATATCTAAGACCTTAACTTCATTATGGTCTGATAAAACCCCAGTTCCAAAGAATAAGTTAGATTTTTGTGCTGCAATTGCATTGTTGTCAGAAAGTCCGTTACAAGCTACAACTTTTACACCATCAAAATATTGGATGTCCATATCTTGGTTGTGTCCTAATCCAGCAGTTTGAAAACCTCCTAAAGCTCTCTTGTAAGCTCTAAAGATGTTTTGTGCAACATAGATGTATAAATCTTCTTTCCCATATACTTCACTTGGAATAGCATCTACGATATCTCCCAATTTAGCAACTACGTTTGCAGAAGTTACTGCTGCTCCAGCAATTTTCTTTGCTCCAGTATGTCCAGCATCAGCATTTAATAAAGTTTTGAAACCATCAAAAGTTCCAGCACCAGCTACACCAGCCCAGATATCTTTTTCAGTTTGCTCTGCAATTGATTCAGACATTAATCCGATAAAGTAATCAGAAAAGTTAGCTGGTAAATTATCACTAGCAGAATAACCCATTGATACTGCTTCCCAATCAGATTTGAATGGAGTTTTACACAATTCTAAATTTACTTGTAATTCTTTTGGCTCAATAATCTTTTCTGTTAAAGCAACAGTTCCAGCATCTGTAAAATCACAAGATGCATTTGCAATAGCACCAGAAAGATTTACTCTTTTTAATACTTCTTTAAACTTTACGTTTGGCTTAACTTCGATTAAGTTGTTTGCGATTGTATTTCCAGATAAAAGTGCTGCTGATACATATTTTCCAGCAAATTCTCCAGCATACGTTGTTGTAATTGATAAACTCATTTTTTATTTGTTTATTTTGTTAAATATTCTATTTCTTGTTGTGTTCTTATTCCCTTTTTGAGAATAAAGGTTTAATTCTTTTTTGTCAGATAAGTTTTCTGGAGTATGTGTAATTCCTTCAACTTCTTCAGCAGATAATTCTACTTTATCTTCTTTTACTTCTGATAACTCAACTACTTCTTCTGCAACAACTTCTGTTTTAGATAATTTTAGTTCGTTGATTTCAGTTCTTAGTTTTTCAATTTCTGAGAAGAACATTTCTTCTGATATTGATTTAACTATCTTCTTTGGAGATGCAGTTTCTGTTGATAATTCTTCTTCTTCAACAACTTCTTCTGTTTCTTCTGCTGGTGCTTCTTCTTCTGCTCCAACTTCTTTAATCTCTCCAATGATACCTTCTTCTGAAACTATTATAATCATACCACCTTCAACTTCATATTCTCCAACTGGTACTGCAACTCTTTCTTCGTCTGCAACGACAAAGATTTCTGCACCAGCTTCAAATACTTCAGCTTCTAAGATAGCACCATTATCTAGCTTCATTTGCTCTAGCTTTACTTCTAATCCAAGTAAAACTCTTGCTTTGTTTAATAATGTTCTGTCTGTGTTCATATTTATATAATAAAATTTAGTTAAAATTTTGTATTTTCAATTCCCTATTCTTCTTCTTCTGTTGCACTTATCCTTCCTATGCCTTGTTTCCAATACTCTGGAGTCTTACAACTTTTATCAGTAGTATTCTTACACTCTATTGAGTAGGTGTTTTTACATTTACAATAAACTGCTCTCATTAGGATAAAAGTTTTTTAAGTTCTGCTAATTGCTTTTCTTCTAAATCTTCTTTTAACTTTTCATTAGGTCTTTCCATTTTATCTGCGAAATAACCTTCAATTGAGAATCCTTTTACTTTGCCAGTTTTTACATAGTCATTCCAAATCTCATCATTCTCAACTTTTACACTACCCATCCAAGTTCCAACTGGTACATCTAAACCATATAAAGCAGTCTTGTCTTTTTGTTTATCTTCAACTATCCAACTTTCAACAAGTGTTAAGTCTTTTAATTGTGCATCGTGTTCTAGTGTTGAATTAGATTGATTACCATTCTGTAAATACATTTGAGATGCTTTTGCAACAGTCTTTTCAGAAAAGAATATGTAGTACTCATCTTCTCCAGACTTTCTGTAAATAGGTTTCTTTGGTATTAATAAAGCACCCATTAATAAACGTTTCTCTTTGTTTATTTCAGCAAGTTTTATTTCTTGTTTATTAAGTGCAATAAAATCTGATTCAATTGCTGGATTTTCAACAACAGAAATAGCTTCTACTCCGATTGCTTCTTCATCATCTAAAATTAACTCTATTAGTTTCATATTTATATAATATTGTTTTAGTGTTATTTTATATTTTAATCTCCTAAACTTGCATCATCAATTATATTTCTATCCATACTCTGAGCAGTTGTTACATCGTTTGCTACAACATAGGCTTGTACTGGTTGTTGTGATTGTCCTCCGATAGCAGATGCTAATTGGTTTGTATCACTTGCACCAACTACATTAAATGCTGGAGGTGTAGATGCTCCAGTTGGAACAGATGGTTTTGGAACACTACTAGCACCTCCTCCAGATGGATTTACACTTTTTATTGATGCTATATTTTTTAAAGCAATTGCACCAGCTAAACCAGCTGATATTGCTGGGTATGCTGGAAAGGCTAATGTTATTGGAGATTTTTGTGCAGTTGTATAAGCATTTTGAACACCTTGAACACCACTAATTGTTGCACTTGCAATAGCCATTGCTTTTCCTACTTTACTATCTTTACCAGCTAACTGAGCTATTTGATTAAAGGTATTTTTTGCATCTCCTAACGTTTGCTCTGTTCTTATTTTTGTTAATTTCTTTTTTGTCTCTTCATTCTTTATTTCTGCTTTATTTATTAAGTCAGCATAATATAGTTTTATGTTTGCTTTTTGTTCCTCTGTTGCATTAAGGGTATCTAATTGTTCTAAAGCTCTTTGTTGTTCTAGTTGTATTTTTTGTAATTCAGTTTCAGCTTCTTCATCTTCTTGTTTCTTTTTAAAATCTTTTTGTATTTTATCAATTGATTCTAGTCTTTTTGTTTCTATTTTTTCAGCATCTTGTATTTCTTTATTTTTTTTGTCTTGTATTGCCTTTATACCAGCTTTTTCTTCATTTTGAAAACTTGTTAAAGATGTTTGTAATCTCTTTTGAAGATTCAGTTTTGCAGTATCTAATTCTATGCTTCTAGCTTTTAATCTTGCCACCTCATCTAAGTCTGCTTTATCAGATTTATTTAATTTATTCTCTGCTATTTTAGCATCTAAACGCAATTTGTTTGATGCAATTTCTTTAGCTGAAATTTCTTCAGAGATTACAGAAGCCTCTTTTAAAAAAGCAACTCTTTCAGAAGCTGAAAACTTATCTCTTTGTTCTGATTTAAAACGTAAATCTGCTATTTTTTTATTTGCTTCTGCTCTTTCTACTATTAATTTTCTATCAATCTTGTCTGCTTTTGCTCTTTGGTCTGCTATTTGACCAGCAATCTTTGCTTCCTCTTTTAATTCTTTTACAAAGCCTTTAGTAGCTTCTGTAACTTTATCAATACTATTTTTTACACCAGTTAAAGAATCAACATAAGAACTACCAGCTTTTTTAGCATCCTCTATAGCACCACTAAAATCTCTTGAAAATACTTTTTTAATAGCACTTCCTAAAAAACCAAAAGTTTCTATTAAACTTGTTATTCTGTTTGTGATGTTTTTTACAATAGCATCTTTCAAATCTATTATAGCTTGTTTTGGATTTTCAAATACAGAAATTATTCCTTCGCCTAATTTTGCCAATAAGTCTATGAGATTACCAGTTATTGAACCAATAACACCCATTAGTTTTGCAAACTTATTTTGACCTTCCTCTGAACTTGTAAAAGCAGTTTTTACTGCTAAAATACCTACTAATAAAGCACCTATTCCAGTAGCTATAATTGCAACTCTTAAAGACTTAAACCCCTTTGCTAGATTACCAACAGCTCCTTTAAAGCCTTTTATTTTGCTAACTGCTCCTCCAGTAAACTTGTCAAGGGTATTTGTTGCACCACCTAATTCTTTATTAGTATTATTTAGTTCCTTATTTAGTTTTTCAACTTCCTTTACACCTTTTTTGCTTTTTACTTCTAGGTCTACTACTATTTTTTTTGCCATTTCAATTCTTGTTTTTGTCTTTTAAACACTTCTTTAAAACTATCTGGAAACTTATTCTTTCCTTTTGCTATTTGTACTATCTCAGACTTGCAATCCGTATCTCTTAGTAACTCTAATATTTCTTTTATCATTATGACGTTGTTACATTTATTGTTGTTGTTGTTGATACATTATTATTAAAGTCTGTTGCAGATACTCCAAATGCGTAAGTTGTTCCACTTGTTAAACCAGTTATTGTTACGCAATAAAATTCTTGTAATGGTGTTGCTGATACTCTTTGTATAAGTACACCATCTTGATAAACAGAATAACTCTTCACACCTACTCCAGTACCATCACTTGAAGCTCCCCAACAGAAATTAACTGTACTTGTTCCAACTATTGGTGTACCAATTACTGGTGCAGTTGGAGGTGTTGTGTCTGGTGGTATTGCTGGTGCTGGTGGTGTATAGATATCATTTAATAACTCTAAATCAGATTTACCAGTAAGCATATTTGTTTTGATGCTATTTATCTTGTACGTAGTACCACTAATATTGAATCTGTCTGCTAGTGTATAATTAAGTAAGATTCTTAAAGGTAGATATGCAGTTACTTTTGTTAGTCTGT